TTTTGAGTATTGGTGGATGACCTTTCGAGCAGTTGAATATTTGCTCGAATTCGTTTTCGTAGAGTAATTCCTTTGATTGTTCTTTGAACAAGTAGGTCAAACTCTGTTGTCTTTTCATCCAGTCTGAATAATTTCTTTCTCCAGAATTTATGATTTCTCCAATCCATAAATTTTGTGGTGCGTCTGTGTTTACAAAGTTAGATAACAAAAAATCTGTAATCTCTTGATCTGAATATTTTCTTGATGTCTTTTCAAACCAATACTTATCCTTTCTTTTAT